TGCCAATTCATCCCAATTCCACTCCCCGAATGATACGTTATCTTTGATTAGAAATTCGTCACGCTGTTTGGCTGTCCACTCGTCTGCAAGAATGATTGGGATTTCACTTGCTCCGATGTCGCACAATGCCCTGTATCTTTGATTACCGCCAAGGATTGTGTAACCCCCAAAATCGGAAGTCACGCAAACCAGTGGTCGTGCTATGAGCATTTCGGGAAACTCAATCAAAGACCGCTTCAATTTGGCAAACTTATCCGCATTGATTGTCCGAGGGTTGTTCGGGTTGGGGTGAATATCTATAAGTTTAACCCACTGCATAGATGCGTACGTTTCTGTTGATGTGATTGTCAGGCGTGAAACCAAACTGCGCCATTAGGTTGTCAAGCCCGGCATGACTGAAAATTGTGCAATGCCCGATTTCAGGATTGATGTATGCGTCTGCTTGTGTCAGCCAATCGGCAAAGGATGTTTCAATCATTACCTTGCTGCCGGGGTTGCAGAACCCTTTTATTTCGGACAACTCTGCAAATGGTGCGGTCAGGTGTTCGATGACTTCGGTCAGGACAATTACATCATAGTCCTTTTTAAGTGACAAAACATCGGCATAATATCCGTTATAAGGATCATAACCATCGCAGTCAAGTCCTTCATCCTGCATGAAAGTTACCATCAAACCACTGCCGCAACCGTAATCTAAAATGGTGGGGTTATCCTTGCCTGATATTTTCCTGATGCGTTCTAACCGGGTTTTATTCATCTCATCAGTATTGCGAGTATCTTCATTTCCACCGCCCACCATGCCTGATTGGTCTAACTTTTTGCAGAAGATATTACCCAACTCATCGGTGTAGTATTGCACCCCACCTTTGACGAATGCCTTTTTGGCTACCTTACCCGTAATTGGTGATTTAGTTTTGCTCATATTTTGATTTCAATATCTGTGTCAAGTTCATTATTGTCCATGCACCATAGCCATTGTCACCTGTCGGGATTACGTTGTGCGCAGTCGGGCAGATTTCAACAACACGGGGATGCTTCATTACTTCGGCTATGGCGTAGGCCATTGATTGATTGCCGACAAATAACTCACAGCCCTTGATTATGCCGCACAACTCCGCAAAGTCTTTCACTTCAATATGTGAAATGTCTGGTAACTTGGCAGAAATTACCCGGTATTCATCAGGCAGCCCTACAAATTTAATCTTGTCCTGATACCTGCGCAGTATGGAATAATCAAAAGTAGGGTTGTGATAACGGGCAGTGCGGTTCAAAATGATTTCATGGTTGCCTAATTGCCATACATCAAAGTGTATCGGCTCGGCTAAATTGCAGGTCAGTTCTGGGTAAATGTGAAAATACCATTGGCTGATATGCCCTGTGTAATTGTGAAACTTCCTGAATAAGTTGAAATTGTAATCGGTTTTGACAGCTTCATCCGTGATTGTGCATTTGCCTATAAAGTCGGTTGACATCAGCAACGGAACGAGCATCTGCGCCATCTTCAAATTCATTTGCACTTTGCCCATCGGGTGGTTGAAACCATACTGGGCAGGTACATCCACCTGTAAATACAGATGTACTTTCTTATCGTGCAACCGAGATGCTGCTCTCATTGCTGGGAGTGAATAAATCAAATCCCCTGCGTTACCGCCATGAATTATGCTAACCATTTAGGGCCTCCCGATATAGTTTTTTTAGTGCATCGAACATACAACTGCGACACGCTGGAAACGGCTGTCCATACAACTGCCTGTGTACCTCGTTTAATTTGGCATAGTACCCAGCTTCAAGCGCATACGTTCCCGTTTTATTTATCCGGTCGATGTGCGGTTTCAGGTCAAGGCAAAGTGAACGCTGTTCGGGTGTCATATTCTTGTCATTATAAAGTAACAAACACAGGGTAAAACTACTCCCATAGCGATGCCGGTCAATGTGATTTCAATTATGTTCATAGGTATCTGTCAATTAATGCTCCAAAGATAGCACATAATGCACCATAAATAACTCCATACAATCCGAATTCAACGCTAAACCATACCAGCCCTGTCCACCACGATAGGCAGAAACCGCATTCAAATGGTTTGATTGTTTTGCGGTAGCGGCTGTCCATCGCATAGACAAATGAAATCATCGGGGGAAAGAAGTACCGGGATAGCAGAACGCACAATGCGGCCACTCCCAAAATGTCAGTCATCGTATTCATTATATTTTTCTTTGATTTGTGTTTTGATTGCGTTTATAATTTGGCTTATCTCCCGGTAGTTGATTTTTGTGTCACGGGCAATCATTGCCATGCTCTGTTTATCTTCCCACAACTGCCAAAGTTTTACCACATACCACTCACTCCGGTTAAAATGATTGGCCACCTCTTTAAAGTTGACTGACTCCACCGCTTCCTGTTTTCTGCGGATGTGCGTTTCGTCATAATCTTCCGCTTCCTCATCGTAATTTTCAGGTAGGGTTTCTGTGGTGCGTAGGAAGTCACGGTAAAACTTTGTGTATCGGTTGCCGTTGACCGCATTGCATCCCACCCGGACAAGGTAGTAAACCAGTCCATTACTTTGGTGAAGTGATATAAGGCGGTCGGCATCCATTTCACAGCAGATTAGAAGCAAGTGTTGTTGTAGGTCGGCAGCAACGTGGCCCCCTATTTTATTACAGAAGTCCGGCAGCCATTTGGAATTGGCAAGTTCAATCAGTATCTCTGTGCGCTTGTTCAAGTTTAAGGGCGTGAACTTTTTTCAGCCAGTCTTTGAATGACTTGTTATCCCCATACCGGGCATGGTCTTTTCTGCATAGGGCCATCAGGTTTTCAATTACGTCAGCGTGTTTGCTTCCACCCATTCCCCTGGCTTCGATGTGGTGAATGTCCACAGCTTGTGCCCCACATACCTCGCAAGGTATGAAATCGGTCTTGTCATAGCCGAAATGGTCAAGATATACCTTCGTATGCTTCTTCACAGCACAAAGTTTATTCGTAAATAGTCGATATTTTTAAATTGTGGATAACTTTAACACAAATAATTTAACAAAAAGTATTGCAAGTATAGAAAAGTATATTACATTTGCAGCATGGAAAACACAAAAAATCCTTTTGAACTCAACTCCGATGACTTCAAAGAATGGGAAAAGGGATGGCAATGGTACATCACCCAAACCATTGAATGGGAACGTGACGAACAAAGCGACATTGATTATCACGAACGTCAGCAGTACTGCAACGAATAAAAATAAATTTGGAAATATAAAATCTTTGTTTTATAATTGCATATCGGAATAACAGGACTGACTCCCCTGCCGAGAAACGGAACAAATGACAACGAAAATAATTAACACCCACGCAAGTAAAGAGACGGCATTGTTCCAGCCGGAGTCAACTCTTGAAAGTGTGGGTGTTTTTTTTATGAATATCTACAAACCCACACCCCTACCAGTCGCATATTGTGACGAGCAAATCGCAGAACTTGAACTGCGCAAAGAGTATGAAAATTACAGGCGAGAAAATCAGGTCATCACGTTATTACAATGTGAGTACCTTTGGATGAAACTTGACCTGCAAATCATCTACTACCAGCAATGCAAAAAATTAACCTTGAAAGGACAGAAACAATGAGCAAAGACCCAGCATTCCTTTTTTATTCCAGCGACTTCCTGACCGGAACAATGTTTTGGAGCAATGAGCAAGTCGGTTTATATGTACGAATGCTATGCGCTCAACATCAGCATGGTGGCCGAATTGATACGAACGTATTACGAACGCAATGCGATAGTATTACGAATGGTCAACTTGTGTATGCAAAATTTAAGCATGATGAACTTGGAAGTTACAATGAACGTCTGCAAATTGAGATGGAAAAACGTGCTGCAAAGAGCGTCAAAGCTGCGCAGTCAGTACAAAAGAGATGGGAGAAAAATAAAAAATCACACAAATACGAACGTAATACGAACGTAATACGTTCTGAAAATGAAAATGAAAATGAAATTGTAAATAAAAATACAATACCTACGCTTGAAGAATTTTGCGAATACGGTATGAAAGGACTGAAACCCGGTTATCGTTACCCTATTGAAGCCAAATACAATCAATGGGTGGAAGCGGGGTGGGTCGATGGTCACGGCAAAAAGATTAAGAACTGGAAAACCAAACTTGCAAACACCATCCCATTTTTGAAACCTATGGAAGTTGAACAGGCGAAGGCCATAAAATATTTAGAATGATAGAGCAACAAATACTTGGCACATGGCTGCAAGGTAAGCAGCTTGACCTTACCGCAACGGTACGCAGCGAATGGTTCACCGTGCCAAAATACCGCACCCTATGTTTGACCATTCAGGCAATGTATCTAAACAGCGAACACATTGACAACGTGGCTGTGGTAATGAAGCACCGTGACATGGCAATGGACATCGCAGGGTTAAACAACTACTACACAGGCGAAGGCATTAGCCGAATGGTGGCAATGTTGCATCAGGAATACATCCGCAAAACGCTGACTATTGACTTGACAAAAA